TTCTAACTAAGTATATTCCAGACAGAGTTGGTAAAGCATTCTTCGGCATCTCTGTTTGTTTTATTGGTTTGATTTACATTGTTACTTCGTTTCAAAATATTTTTGCTTGAAAATTATGAGTCGTGATGAATTTTTGTGGGTTGAAAAGTATCGACCCAAGACAATTGAAGATTGTATTCTCCCCGAGAGCACCAAGAAAACATTTCAAGACTTTCTAAATAAAGGTGAGATTCCAAATATGCTTCTTGCTGGTCCTGCTGGATGTGGTAAGACTACTGTAGCAAAAGCACTTTGCAATGAATTGGGAGTAGATGTTTATGTCATCAATGGATCCGACGAAGGTAGATTCCTTGATACTGTCAGAAATACTGCGAAAAACTTCGCTTCGACCGTATCGCTTGCGTCAACTGCTAAACACAAAGTCATCATCATTGATGAGGCAGATAACACAACCAACGATGTTCAACTCCTCTTACGGGCTTCTATTGAGGAATTTAGTGGTAACTGCCGATTCATCTTCACTTGCAACTACAAGAACAAAATCATTGAACCACTCCACTCCCGATGTGCAGTTGTCGAGTTCGGAATCAAAGGAAAAGATCGAGCAAAATTGGCAGGTAGTTTCTTTCGAAGACTTCAACAAATCCTGGATACAGAAGGCGTGGAGTATGATGAGAAAGTTCTTATCGAATTAATTAATAAACACTTTCCGGATTGGCGGCGTGTATTGAATGAATGTCAACGATACGCTTCAAATGGAAAAATAGATTCCGCTATTCTTGCATCATTCTCTGATGTTAACGTAAATGAACTTGTCAAACATCTCAAAGATAAAAACTTTACTGAAGTCAGAAAGTGGGTGGTCGGGAACCTGGATAACGATGCTACTAATCTACTTCGCAGGGTTTATGACGCCGCTTATGATTGGATTTCACCCCAATCTATTCCTGCTGCCGTTCTTATTATTGCTAAGTATCAATACCAATGTGCGTTCGTGGCTGATCAAGAAATAAATCTTCTTGCTGCACTTACAGAAATTATGGTGGAGTGTGAATTTAAATGATTATAACTTTCCATGAAATTTGGTATTTCATAGAAACAACTTATGTTGATTATGATGTTCTTCATTTGATTGATCCAAATACTGGAAAAAAAATTTCTCCATCTGATTATGTCATAGAAACACCGTGGGAAAAAAGATTTGATATGAATCGATTGCGTGATCTTTGGGAAGAAAATTATACCTTTATTGTTCATGGAAGTTGTGTGACACCAGAAGTTAAAAATCTTATTCTGCAGGTTGAGCATGACAACAATGTTTATGCACATTCTCATATATACATGGGTAAATTTGGTAGTCGTTCATTTTCAATTCATGCAGATAACCCAAATAATTTAATAGTTCAATGTATTGGCAAATCTAAAGTTACCATTTATAATGAGTATGGTAATGAACCTGGTCAATCCAACAACTCTGATCTGACAATAAAAGAACAATGTATTTTGGAACCAGGAAATTCTGTGTTTATTCCGGCACTTCAGTATCATTTATTTGAACCACTTACGGATAGATTAAGTATTAGTATACCAATGTATAAAAGATGATTGTTAGTGAAATTGATGCAGTTTGGGCTGCTAATGAGTTTATTGATTACTTTGGTAGATTTAAAACTATTGAAGATTATGTTCGTTTGACTAAAGAAGCAGCAATAGATAAAAGAGCATCTTCTTTGTTTTCTCTAAAAGATGAGTTTTTTAATGATGACATTCATCCAGAGGATATGGAGTTTGATATTAAATTTGTTGGAGGAAGATTTCAACAGTCCGTCCCTCAAGAATATTTTTATGAACTTCTGACAGCAACTTCTTCACACGTCATTGAACATAACATTCCGGGTAGAGAATTGCGTTGGATGGTGTATGAAAAGAATACTAAAAAGATTATTGGTTTTATTCGATTTGGATCACCTACAATTAATTCAAAACCAAGGAATGAATGGTTGGGAGAACCTGCAAATCTTTCAATCCTAAATCAACATACTGTGATGGGATTTGCAATTGTTCCATCACAACCTTTTGGATACAATTATCTTGGTGGAAAACTTCTTGCACTCTTATGCATTTCTCATTTTGCTCGTGAATGTTTGAATAAAGTATTTGAAAAGGAAATTGCTCTTTTTGAAACAACTTCTTTATACGGTTCAACTACTTCTGCATCTCAATATGATGGTCTTGAACCTTTTATTAAGTATAAGGGTCTCACAGACAGTAAATTTCTCCCCCTACTTCATAATGATGTTTTTCATAGACTTCATGACAGATTTACTTTATTGAACAACAACAAACCTTTGACTGAAAACAGAGCTTCTTCTAAAAAGTTGAAGAGACAGACCAAGATGATTTCGATTATTCGCAATTCTCTTAAGGAAAGTAATCAGTTGGAAAAATTGCAGGAGTTTAATGATGTAATTTCACTGGCATTTAGTTTGACACAGAGAAAAAGATTTTATAACTCTGGTTATGGATATGAGAACGTTCGTGAAGTAATTTGTGGAGAACAAACAGAACTTCGTAAAGGACAAAACTGGGACAAATATTATCTTGAAAATATTATTTCTTGGTGGAAGAAAAAGGCATCTAGAAGATATGAAAAATTAAAAGCGGAAAATAGGTTCAGAACTGAGGTTGAACTCTGGACGGAAGATAATAATATTCAGATTATCAGATGAAATGTGAAGTTACTCTTTATAAGGCAGGTATTGTTTTCAAAGAGCAAGTAATTGCGCGAGACTATAAAGATGCAAGGGAAGTAGTCCTTGCAAGAAATCCTGGTGCTCAAGTTATAAGTGTTACTGCTGTATTTAAATAATGGAACTCAAAGACTGGTTAAACTCAATAAGTTTTAATAAGGAAAATCTTATTAAAGAAAACCCCGATATTGTTAAACAATATCCCCCATATATTATTAATCGATGTCTTTCTGGACATATTGATTGCATCATGTTTGCAAACGAGATGAATATGAATCATCACCTTAGTAAGGATTTGCAATATTCTTTTTATCTAAATAGTCTAAGGAAAAAGAAGAGATTTTCTCCTTGGCTCCGAAAGGAATCAGTTAAAGACTTAGAATGTATTAAATCATACTATGGTTATAGTAATGAAAAGGCATCCCAGGCTTTGAAAATCTTATCCAAATCACAAATCGACTTCATTAAACAACGACTTGAAACTGGTGGAAACAATGGCAAACCAAACAACTGAACCTCAAGTAAATTGGGCTCCTAATATGATGGTGGAAGTCCTTTTGAACGAACCCGATGATTTTCTTAAGGTGCGTGAGACTTTAACTCGTATCGGAGTGGCATCGAGGAAGGAGAAAAAATTATATCAATCTTGTCATATTCTGCATAAACAAGGCAAGTATTATATTGTTCACTTTAAGGAACTATTTGCTCTTGATGGTAAGTATGCAAATTTGACAATCAATGATGTCCAACGTCGCAATCGTATTGTTCGTTTGCTGGGTGATTGGGGATTGGTTGATATTGTTAACGAAGATCTTGTTCAAGATATTGCTCCTTTAAATCAAATCAAGGTGATTGCTCATAGAGATAAAAATGAATGGATTCTTGAGCAAAAATATAATATTGGTAAGAAAAAATCGATTACAGAAGAACTAGATTGATATTATTTTTTTTACCTTTATTATGAATATTGCTATTATTGGAAAAGGAACTTCTTCAATAATTACTACTTTGGTTTTATTGAAGAGAGGACATAATGTGACCATATTTTATGATCCTCAAACACCACATATTAATGTGGGGGAATCTACAACTCCACATATATCCACTTTAATCTATCAATCTCTTGGACTAAGTATACACAAATTAGTTGATCTTGGAATTTTTTCTTACAAGATGGGAATAAATTTTGTAAATTGGGGTTTGGGAAATAGTTTTCATCACAATTTTCAAGGATCAAATATAGGACATCATTTTGAAACAAAAAAATTCAATGAATTCATTCACGATTATCTTGAAAAAAATGAATTAGTTCAATATGTTTCTGAAAAAGTAGACAAATATACATTAGATAACAACACTCTCATTATAAATTCAAGAATATTTGATTTTGTTGTTAATTGTGCCGGATGGGAAAATGAAGAAAATTACATTTATCCTATTTTTGAAACAGTAAATTCTGCCGTATTATTTTCGGATAAACTTGATTATGATAATACTCATACATTACATTTAGCAACTGAAGATGGTTGGCAATTTGGATTGCCATTTCCTAAAAAAAACATTTTTAAATGTGGGTATCTTTATAATAATACTCTGATTTCTGAAGAAGATGTACGCAAAAAAGTAAATAAAGAAATACGTGGATCATTTTCTTGGACGCCGAAATATTCTAAAGAACTTATAAAAAATTCTTGGGTCGCTTTAAATGGTAATAGGTTATTCTTTTTTGAACCACTTCAAGCTTTAAGTTTATACTATACGTTAATTTTTGCTGAATATATTGCAGATTATCTTGATAATCCTAATCAAGATAATTTAAATGATTTAAATTTTAGATATCATTATGATATATGGCAATATCAAATTTTGTTAGCATATCATTATCAATTTGGGTCCGTTTATGAAACTGAATTTTGGGTAGATAGAAAAGCAAAAGCTTTAGAAATAATGAAATATAATTTAAATGGCAATCATAATATTTTTGAAAGTCATTTGAATTATGATCTATTTAATCCTAAAAATCAGACATTTTATTCTAGAATTGGTTGTTTTGATGTGGAAGATCATATGTACATATATTCTGGTATGGTTGGAAAACCATACTAGTAGTGTAGAGTTTTCCCTATATCATTTTTTTATATAACTTGTATAATTAGTAGTGGATGCCGCAAGGGTCCACAAAACACAAACTCGCTTTTAAAGGAGCTACTATAATGACTAACCTTACACGTTATACTGCTGCGGATCTTCCTGCACTCATGGATAAGATCACACGCAATAGTATTGGTATGGACGAGTATCTTGATCGTCTGTTTAATTTTGAATCCAATTCAAATTATCCTCCATACAATCTTGTTCAAGTAAGTAATGTAGAATCTCGCTTAGAACTTGCTCTTGCAGGATTTAAAAAGGAGGAAGTACATGTATACACAGAGTATGGAAAACTTTTTGTCGAAGGGCAAAAGGAAGATAAATCTTCTGAAGCAAACTACGTTCATAGAGGAGTGGCTCAAAGAAGTTTCCAGAGAGCATGGACAATCGCAGACGACACAGAAGTCAAAGAAGTTAAATTTGAAGACGGACTTCTTTCAATTGAACTGAAAAAAATTGTTCCTCAACACCATCAACGAAAAGATTATATCTAAATAAAAATAAAAACAGATGAAAACCTTCCAGCAATTTATGGAGAAGGTGGGGGACTTTGGAAATCCTCCACAAAAAACAAAAGTTAAATGTTATAAAACAATCAAATATGCCATGGCTCCAGGTGGAAAAGCATGTGCCAAGCGTTCTTCTTCAAGTGCTGGTGGAGACTAAATAGAACTGAATATCGTCGGCGCAGAGGGGAAACTGGCACAATCCAGTTGACTCCCCTCTTTTTTATTGGTAGAATGGATACAACGGAGAAATACTATGATTAAGTTGCTTGCATTAGTAAATGGCGTGATTTTAATCTCGCATATTGAAGAAGTTGGTTCTGAAATTGGAGAACCTGACTGTAAATTGACAAATCCATATGTCGTAAACAAAGATGAATCTATGGAACCATTTCTTTACGAATATACATTGCAAAATGTTTTTATGATTCATTCTGATAAAATTTTTACAATCACCGATCCTAAAGCTACTCTTCTTGAAAAATACGAAAAATTGACTAAATGAGATTCTATACTAATGTTCAGTTGATTGGTAATCAATTTTTAGTTCGTGCTTATGATAATGGAAAACATGTAATGTTCAAAGAAGAGTATACTCCAACTCTTTTTATCCCTACAAAAAAAGAATCAAAATATAAAACACTTGAAGGTGAAAATGTAGAACCAATCCAACCAGGATTTGTAAGAGACTGTAGAGAGTTTTATAAAAAGTATGAAGATGTTGATGGGTTCCGTATCTATGGTAATGATAGATATGTTTCTCAGTACATTTCAGAAAAATATCCAGAGGATGAGATTAAGTTTGATATATCAAAGATCCGCCTTTATACTTTGGATATTGAGGTTGCATCAGAGAATGGATTTCCTGATGTCGAATCAGCTTCTGAAGAAATTCTTCTGATTACAATTCAAGATTATACTACTAAAAAAATCATTACTTGGGGAACAAACCCGTTTAGAAATAAACAAGATAATGTTACTTACCATCAGTGTGGTGATGAGTACAGTCTTTTGCAAACTTTTATTGAATGGTGGGATGGTCATCACCCAGACGTAATTACTGGATGGAATGTGCAACTTTATGACGTTCCTTATATCTGTCGTAGACTTAATCGAGTCTTGGGTGAAAAGCAAATGAAACGTATGTCTCCTTGGGGATTGAATACGGAAAACGAAATTTATGTAAGCGGTAGAAAACAGGTTTATTTTGATGTTGGTGGTATTACTCAACTTGATTATCTTGACTTGTATAAAAAGTTTACATATAAAGCACAAGAGTCTTATCGTCTAGATCATATTGCAGAAGTCGAACTTGGACAGAAAAAACTTGATCACTCTGAGTTTGATACGTTTAAAGACTTCTATACTAATGGTTGGCAAAAGTTTGTAGAGTATAATATTGTTGACGTGGAACTTGTTGACCGTATGGAAGACAAGATGAAATTGATTGAACTTGCTCTTACTATGGCTTTTGATGCTAAGGTAAACTTTGGTGACGTTTTCTATCAAGTTCGCATGTGGGACAATATCATTTATAACTATCTAATGAAGAGGGATATTGTTATTCCTCCTAAAGAACGTACAGCAAAGGACACCAAGTATGCGGGAGCATATGTCAAGGAACCAAATCCTGGGGTATATGATTGGGTGGTCAACTTTGATCTCAATTCTCTGTATCCTCATCTTATTATGCAGTACAACATCTCGCCAGAAACCCTCCTGGACGAAAGACATCCCACTGCAAATGTTGAAAAAATCTTAAATCAAGAAATTAATTTTGAGTTATACAAAGATTATGCGGTATGTGCGAATGGTGCCATGTATCGTAAAGATGTTCGTGGATTTCTTCCGGAACTTATGGAGAAGATGTACAACGAACGTGTTATCTTCAAAAAGAAAATGATTGAGGCAAAAAAACGGTATGAAAAAACACCTACGAAAGAGTTGGAAAAAGAGATTGCAAGATGTAACAACATCCAAATGGCAAAAAAGATTTCTCTTAACTCTGCTTATGGTGCTATCGGCAATCAGTACTTCCGCTATTATAAATTAGCAAATGCGGAAGCAATCACCTTGTCTGGTCAAGTGTCTATTCGTTGGATTGAAGACAAGATGAATTCTTATCTGAATAAAATTCTTAAAACTGACGGGGTGGATTATGTTATTGCTTCAGATACTGACTCTATCTATCTTAATATGGGTCCTTTGGTTGACCGTGTATTCCAGGGAAGAACGAAAACTACTGAAAGCATTGTTTCGTTCCTTGATAAGATCTGTGAAATGGAACTTGAAAAGTATATTGAAGGTTCTTACCAAGAATTGGCTGACTATGTAAATGCCTATGACCAGAAGATGCAGATGAAGCGAGAGAACATTGCTGATCGCGGAATCTGGACTGCCAAGAAACGGTACATTCTAAATGTATGGAACAGTGAAGGTGTTGCTTATTCAGAACCTAAACTTAAGATTATGGGAATTGAGGCAGTCAAATCCTCCACTCCCGCTCCTTGTCGCAAGATGATTAAGGATGCTCTTAAGATTATGATGAATGGTTCTGAAGATGATGTGATTAACTTTATTGATAAGTGTAGAGAAGAATTTAAAATTCTTCGCCCAGAAGATATTGCTTTCCCAAGAACTGCTTCTGATGTCCAAAAGTATTATTCTTCCGCAGGAATTTATAGTAAAGGAACTCCTATTCATGTGAGAGGAGCACTTCTTTTCAACCATTACATAAAGGAGAAAAAACTAACAAACAAATATTCACTCATTGCTAATGGTGAAAAGATTAAGTTTGTGTATCTGAAGAAACCAAATACAATACAGGAAAATATTATTTCGTTCATCCAAGATTTTCCTAGAGAACTTAACCTTGACAAATATGTGGATCATGAATTACAATTTGAGAAAGCATTTCTTGAACCACTTAAATCTATCCTTGATGCGATTGGTTGGAACGTAGAAAAAACTGTGAGTCTAGATTCATTTTTCTTATGATTCAAAATTTATTTCCTTCTCAAATATGGAAATCATCTTTAAATATTGAAGATAATATTCTTAACGATATACTAAACCAAATAAAATTTGATTATGAAAATAATCAATCCCATTTGAATCAAGAGTGGAATTGTAATATTAAATCTTCATTTAATAATACAACAAATATTGACTATTCAAAGTTATTTCCATATTTTATTGGTGAATATTTAAATTTTTGTGGACAATTAGGTTTAAAAAAACATACCTGTAGTATTGATTCTATATGGTATAATTATTATACTAAAGGATCTAATCAAGAAATTCATTCACATGTTTTTGATACGACAATTTATAGTGCAGTATTTTTTTTAAAACTTAATAAAAATCATCCATTATTAACATTTTATAATTATACAAATTTTCAATCTTTTTTCGATATCAATACAAAAATTAAAAATCTTTATGATTTGAATAATATTGATCATTCAATCGTTTGCCCACATTACAGCTTAGATGTTAACCAAAACGATTTTGTAATTTTCCCATCATATGTTCCCCATGGGGTATTTGTGCAAGAGAATGACGAACCAAGGATAACAATAAGTCTTAATTTTAATTTAAAATAACTAGGAGATGAAATGGATTTGCCTATTAACGATAATGAATTGAGTACAATTGTAAGTGCTCTTGGGTTTGGTGGAGATGCTGCCTTGTATCATAAACTTAAACTAGTAAAAGAACTTAGAGAACAAGGTTTACCTTATAAAAAAATACTTCGTGAAGAATACGGGATGGTTGCATGATGGATTTTCTTAAAGATATTGTAAAAGAGATTGGTGATGACTATACAAAATTAGCATCCGATATTGATGAGACTGAGACTTATGTTGACACGGGTTCGTACATTTTTAATGCACTGGTTTCAGGTAGCATATTTGGTGGTGTATCTGGC